CTACGATAACCGCGCATTCAACATGGCTATCTGTTCGTCGTTCATGTCATCAATCCACATACCGTAAATTTCATACACCATCTGCGCAGTTTCATGCCCCATTTGGCTGGCTATAAATGCCGGGTTCGCTCCTGCCGTCAACAGCCAGCAGGCAAAAGTATGCCGCGTATGGTACGGATTACGGCGGCGAATACCAGCACGTTTTACTGCTGCATTCCACCTTGCCCCCAAACTGCTTACCGAGTAATAAGGTTTTTGTTTTCCGTTACACACCCTGGGCATGAAAACAAAATGCAGTTTTTGCTTTTCGGTTCTGCCGTACTCCCGATGATAAAAGGTGATTTCGCTTTTGCGATGATGCCCGGTCAGTTTGTATTGCTCCTTCAGTGCTTCAAGAGCAGGCTGCAGTAGTGTTACTGTTCGGATCCCGGCATTTGTTTTTGGGGGGCCGAACATATCAAGTATCGTCAGGTTTCTTCTGACATTCACTATTCCCTTTTCGAGATCCACATCCTCCCACGCCAGAGCTGCCAGTTCCCCGTGACGAAGTCCTGAGTAAACGGCAAATTTCCACAAGTTCTGGCTCTGTCCTTTTTCACTTTCCATTAATGCATTGAATTCTGTTTTAGATAACGGATCAGGCTTTATTCTGTTTCGCTGTAATTTTTTTACTCCTTCAAATGGTTTGGTTGATATAAATCCCGACTGATACGCAAAACGCAACAGCGAACAGAGCAGGGCGATATAGTTATCAACTGTGCGCACGGTTCTTCCTTTTTTGTTGGATCTTGGATTATCCAGGTAAAGCGTTTCTCCATGCAGCAGTTCATTCCGGTAGTTTAAGATATCGCTATAACGAATATGTGATATCGGGGTACTTTCACAAATTATTATTCTGAGTGTTTTTAATTGTGATTTCGTTTTCTTCATTGTGTTTGTTGTTAACTCTGTCTCTTTAATTTTTGTCCAGATATCACAAAGCTCTCCGAACGTTTTTATGACTCTCGTTGTCACCATTTTTGCCCCAGTGCTGGACTGGGGAAAACGTCTTAAATACTCAAATTCACCGGAGTTTATTTCATGAACTATCAGCGCTCTTAAATTTCCGGCCTTTTTAATATTACTGTTTGTAATCTCCCAGCCTTTTAATGTTTCCCGACATCGTTTTCCTCGAAACATGAACCAGATGCGAATGTATCTACCTCTAATCTCGACACCTGTTGGTAATTTAGACATATCATGAGTCTTTGATAAACTGATTTATCTTTGGATAGTTGTACCAGATAATCCCTCGTTTGCTGTCTGGCTTACCTAAAGGAGATACTCGTTTGAAGTGGAAGCCCTCCACCCAACAGTTCTGGCGGTATGCTTCAATTTGTCTGGCCCCCAGACCAGTGCGAAGCATCAGGCCGTATTCAACCATCCACTCTTCATTAAAGATTACTTGTGCCATCGCATCACCTCTGGCAGGCGCCAATGTTAGACTGAAATTGACGCCCGATGTTGATTATTAATAATCAGCTATGAAGTTTTAATTTGAATACAATGCAATTCTCGAGGACTGAAGTTTCTCGCAATTAAAATTTATCAGTTTTACTTTCTGCTCTCTGGAAACGCCTGCTTCTTTTTTTACCTGAGAGCATTTTTTCGCATTCTGATTTCGTTAGTTTAGATTTTGAATATCTTGTCCAGTTAGTAGGAGTGCCACCTTCCTTTTCAATAGTGGCGGTAATTTTATACATGAACACCTCCATTATTATTTCCAGTGGTTCGTTTATTCCATCTTTCGAGTGCTTCTTTTTCACTTCCACCATAACCGGTTCGGGATTCGCATCCGTTACACTTCGCTCGGTAATATCCTGAAATGGCTTTCACCGTTACTGATGGGCAACCACAAAATGGACATGGTTTAATATTGTCATATCTCATAATTTTTCTCATAAAAAATATTTCAAGTTGGCGGTGCATTACACCGCCAGGCTGAATTATTCCTCTGAATTATCGATTACACTGTATTCCCCGGTTAATACAGAGGAATCTGCAGGATCGATTGTCAGTGGTTCCTTTTCATCCATTGATACTGCACGCTGGATCTCAATTGATACGGGCAAATATTTGAACAGGCGACGAATAGCCGTTTTCTTTGCCATTTCTTCCCAGTGAGTTACCCACGGCCCGTTATTACCAGCTTTACTCAGGCTGCGCACCAGCTCAATCTGTTTGCGCGTCATAACTTCAAACTGAGTACCTCCGTCTTTCAGTCTTGCGACAGCATAGACGTGGGTAACCGGGGCATCTTCGTTTTCTCCCGGGCGGTGTATTAACTTTTCATCAAGGCCAAATTCGAAGCTAAACTCGTCACCTTCACGGACAACACGGGCTGACAGGCTGGCGATTTGACCAGAACGGCGAGCCAGATCAATCATGCCGCGATAGCCAATGATTAGCTGAACGTTCTTTTTACCGCTCTTTTCGTTTTTATTACCAAAAGGCAGTAAATATGCATGACCGAGGGCGCTACCTGGCTCAAGTCCGAGCTGTGAACACTGTACGATCGCACTGACAAAACTCATAGTGTCACAGTTTCCTAACGCCGGAACTTTACGAATTTCTGTGGTGGCGATACGGATCATACGTTCAGCCGTCATATGGCGTGGAAGAGCTGCTGCCAGTTGCTCTTTCATTGATGGCTGGTTAATAAAACTAATCACGTCGCTATTTTTAACTGCTGCTGGTGCACGGTTTCCCTGAGTTTTTTGCAGATCGGCTTTTGCGATTGGTGGTTGCTTAGTCATTTGCATATTCCTTAGCCCAGCGGGGCAGTGATAATGTCTTAATAGCTGGCCATTCATCGGTATTCAGGCAGTCAGACAGGGTTCGCAGATTGCGGTGATATTCCTGTTGACCTGCCAGTTTTGCTTCTTCGCCCATCATGAAAATTTCAACCGGATAACGTCCGCATTCAATAGTTGTGCTGGCAACCAGAAAAACGAAAGTTGGCTGCACTCCAAACTGTGCTTCATAACCGTCACTGTAGAATGCATCCTGAACGTGATAGCGGTAGTCGTAATAAGCGGTTTTGAATCGTTGAATATCCGCCGTAGTTTTCACGTCCATGATCCAGTGAAATTCAGGGATAATTTTGTCCGGACGGCACCGACACAAAATTCCTGTTTCAGGATCTTCCCAGTAAATTGATGATTCAGCGTGTCCGGCGCTTTCAACAAGCCATTGCCCCAGCGGCAAAGCCATAACGCTTTGATACATGAGTTCAATTTTCCGGTCTTCTTCCGCAGTGATAACCGTTTTTCCTGTGCTTGCGCATTCCATCAGAAACGCTTTCTCTTCTTCTTTTCCGGCGTTTGTACGGCGGTTAAATTCAGGTGCTACGATAAAGCGGTTACTGAATTCTTCCGGTTCAAGTACCCGGCAGTGGAAAGCAGTTCCTAAATCGAGCGTTTTTGTCTTTGTGGTGTCCACGGGGGCATTTTTACGCCACAAATATAGTGCCGGAGTATCAGCAATGTCATCGAGCTGAGACTTACTGATACCGGGACCCGCGTGGTAATTCTCATTCGAAATTCCGTAATAAATACCTGGCTCTATGTCTTCTACGATTACGGGATCTGCGACTTCGCCAGTTTCATCACTGCAATCGCGATGCGGATCGCTGCCAGCATTCTCATTGTGCGGATGTTCAGCGCCTTCCATTTCCTCCGGATCATTTTCCTTAGCTTCAACCTGACTCTCTTCATCGAATGTTTCCTGGTATGTTGCGTCGCCCATCACCGCACCACAGTCAGGGCAGTTATCCCCGCCAGTCTGGCCGCAGGCATTGCAGGCTATTTCCGGTTCCTGTTGCACTACTGGCTCAGGTTGATTCATATCCGGGCTGGTTTTTTCCGTTTCTGGCTGGTTCTGGTACACACAATCGCGAGTCTGGATCCCCTTTACCCATTTCGGATCGTTCGGGTCGCTAATTCCGTCAACAAATTCACCACGTGATGCAGCAAGCAATTTATCGGCATCGACAGGATTTTTTGATGGAATGTTTTTCCGGGCTTCATGGAGTTCTGCCCACAGTTCCTGATATTTCGCATCAACAGAATTTACCTGTGACTGAGCATCCAGCGGCTGCGTGTCCTGATGATGTTCAGTTGCGTCCGGTTCCATTGTTTCAGCCTCTCCCTGTTCAACTGCCGTTGTTCCAGATGGTTGCGGTTTTTCTTCATCATCCTGTTTTCCTTCTTCTGTTACTCGCTGCGGCATCGGGGCAGAGGAGCGACCGCAGGCAATATCCACGATTTCCGGATCAGGGTTGGCATGATCGGTTTCAGTCAGTACTTTGTTCAGATATTCAGTGACGTGCGCGGGGATGACCTCGATCCCAATTGGTGCTTCTTTTACGGACGCAACCACGATGGCGCGGGAATAATCCAGCCCGCCAGGCATGGTGATGAATTTGTCGCGGAAAACAGAAAAGGGCGGTTTATTTTCAGCGATAATTTCCTCAATGCGTTTAGCGTGTGCCGGATGAAGGTTATAGATGTCCAGATCCATTGAACGGGCCAGTACGCCAGTGGCTACGTCGCGCGCCAGTGACGTCAGATCGTGTACGAAACCTTCGCCGCGATCGGTGAGGTTTCCGCCGCCAGCATTAGCACCGGAAGCCGTGCGAGTGATGTGTGAAACACGATTACCCTTCATCCACTCTTTTGTCAGCAGTCCTCGATCGGTGTAGTCAGCGTTCAGGTATGCTTCGAAAAAAGCAGTTATCAGTCCCAGGTTTGAATTACCAGGATTAGGGAAAACTTTGTCAGTGTCACGAACCAGTTTGTGGAGTTCGCGAATTTCCAGCGGGTCGAGCAGGCTGGTTTTGTGGGAAACAGCCAGGGCAGTAACAGCCGGTAGTTCTTCAGCCCGAGCAATGTGTAATGCCTGGAGTCCGTCGCGTGAAACGTGCGTTACCGGTTTTTCGCTGCCGTGTTGAGCAAGCCAACGAATGGGCAGTTCCTGGCCAGAAATTGGGAGTAGCATATTCTCCTCAATCTCAGTCATGTCTTCGCCGTTGACGTTGGTATTGCCTTGATAGTGAGCGTTGTCTGGTGCTGCTCCCGGTTTTAGTTCCCATGTCATGGAGTCTTTGCTGAGTTGATAGCGTTCACTCCAGGTAAAATCGATCTCACCTTCAGCGGGCAGGTCATTAACGACAGGAAAATTCGTGGCAACAGCTTTAAAATAGCTGCTCAGTTTTTTACCTGACTTAACGATCAGGTAGTCCAGAGTGGCACAGGTCGATTCAAAATCGTTGCTTGCCCACAGGACGACGTCAGGTTCACCGGATGATTTTTTCGCTTTCCGTAACAGGAAGAGTGGTTTTGTGCTCATTGTTTTTTAACCTCAACTCAGATTAAAATTCGTTTTGTTCAGTGAATGATCTTGCCGGATACACACTGTTCATAGCCTGCGCCATACGCAGGCTATTTCTTTCAGATTTCACCTTTTAATTTCATTGCAATTAGAGTTGCCAGAAATTCGGCTTTTTTTTCTGCGGGCAGATTCTTTCCGATATGCACCAGGCACATTTTTTTGACACCTTCATCAAGTGTTTTTACGTTGCCTGATGGACCATCGATATCAACCACAGTGAATGGGGTTTCTTTATTTTCTGTTTTAATTACGTAGCCAATGCGCTTTCCTTCCAGATTCACCTCGTGAACAATGTCATCGGTAGTTACAACAGTGGCTTCATAATTGGTAATCATGTTTTTCTCCTTAATTAAGGTTGAGCGAATACCTGCCATTTCTGGCATAAATTCAGTTTCGAATAGTCAATTAATTAAAGTTCATGTGCCATCTGGTCTTTTTCGGCACAAGCTTCACTGCAATATTTTCTCGGTTCGTCTTTTGATAAAATCCCGTGCATGAAGTGAAGCATTCTTTCAATAGCTTTGCTTTCTTCAACGTCTTTTTTGCAAAGGTGGTAAGCACATTTTATTTTCTTAGTCATCACCATGACTCCGCCTTTACAGGTAAACCATCACGACCGAGGAAGACTTTAATCATGCGGTCAGTAATGCATGTTTTTGTGGTCAGGTTACGAATATATAGTTTTCGCTTTTTAATATTGTTTGCCGAGGCAATATATGTCCGGCCTTCATGAAGAACATAATCGCCAGGAGTCACACACTGACGTGGTATTTCATCAGTTCCGAAGTGATGTGCAATCATAATTATCTCCATTTTTACAAATGAACTTTGTTGATGCGGTGCCTGGTGCCTCCAGGTGACTGCAACCAGTTAACAATTACAGTCGGCTTTCCCACCCAAACCAATAAGGACTAACATGACTTTTAACTGTGCCACGTGCGCTTAGCCGCATTCACCGCATCACAAAATTCACTTTAAAAAGGGCGGACATCAGCCGAACTTCAAGAAAAAAACTGATGCCGCCAGGACTACACACAGCAATGTCGTTATTTACAACCGGAGGCGCACTCCCACCATTTAAATTTAACAGACAAGACCGACTCTTTATGGATATCGGAAATGCGCCTTCGTGTTGTGCCCGGTTTTATTTCACCACCTCCGGGCTTCGGTGGTCTCGGCTATACCCCTACAGCGAGAGCTTGTGTTAACATTTCAATACCCTTACAGTTGAGAGTTATTGATATGTTGGATGTATTTACTCCATTGTTGAAACTTTTTGCTAACGAGCCACTCGAAATACTTATGTATACGATTATCATTTTTGGTCTCACTCTCTGGCTGATACCGAAAGAGTTTACTGTCGCATTCAATGCTTATACTGAAATACCTTGGCTCTTTCAGATTATCGTTTTTGCCTTTTCTTTCGTGGTCGCCATTTCCTTCTCAAGATTGCGAGCACATATTCAAAAGCATTATTCATTACTACCAGAGCAACGAGTATTGCTTCGTTTATCTGAGAAAGAAATCGCTGTATTTAAAGATTTCCTTAAAACAGGAAATCTTATTATCACTTCTCCTTGCCGTAACCCGGTTATGAAAAAATTAGAACGGAAGGGCATCATTCAACATCAGAGTGATAGCGCAAACTGTTCTTATTATCTCGTCACCGAAAAATACTCCCATTTTATGAAGTTATTCTGGAACAGCAGGAGTAGACGTTTTAATCGTTAGCTTACTGTGTGCTTCTCCAACCATCGGCGCGCACCAGTTTCGGTTTTAAATGTTTTGCTTTTGGTATACGTCATGGCAGTGAACGTTCCATCCTGGTTGGGGAACACGCCGCACACCAGGGATTCGTTGTTGCCGAGGTCGATTTTTTGCATTTTGCGAATCTCACATCTTGTTGCTACGTATAGCGACTTCTGCCTGCCAGAGATCCCAGTCGTTGCTGCGTAAAGCCTGCACAGCCTGGTTGTAAGTGATACCGCAACAATCCATCAAATACTGAACTACTTCGTAATGCACCATCTTATCTCTCCCCTTAACGCCGGGTGGCGGAACTAACTGCTGCACTGCAAAATTTGAATCCCGCCGTCATGTTCATACGCCTCGGGCTGGCTACTTAACCCCTTACCACTGCCTGGTAACTCGAAGTATTGCCCGGCGTTCTGTGGGGCGGGGTGGGTGGTATGCTGGAACTATAGGTAATGCCTAATTGATTGTCAATAGGCTATGCCTAATGTTTTGAGCGTAACCTAATAGGTGATGGCGACAGCAGAAAGTGATGGGGGGGTTAAATAACGGAATCCAGGAGTTTTCCGTCAGACCATATAAGTTTAAGTTCCAGTTTTTGTGATGTTCTGGCTTTTCCGTTCAGATTCTAGAGCTTTCAGATACTTACCCACTTTCATTTCCATCGCTGCTATGTAGGCGCGAACATCGTGGTCAACCCAATCTGGTTCTGTAGCATTTCCAGATAACAGGAAAGCTACAATCGCTCTTATTTCATCAGAGGCTGCTTGATAAAGGTTGTTTATATCTAAAAGTTCACTTTTTGTATCTGAATTGGTGGGGGTTGGTATGGGGTATTCGTTAAGCCCCCAATGCTCTGGACCAACAACATCAGAAAAGAAACGCCATAATTCTGGAAGTTTATCTTTACTTATAGAGCCTTTCTTAATCCAGTCATAAATTGATGGTGGTTGGACTTTGAAGTGGCGTGCGACCTCCGCCTTTGATTTGACGGATCCCGATGCGATTTTTTTGTTAATGGCCTGCTCTATCGCTCGGCCTAAGTCTTTACCACTAAGCATTGCTTAATATTCTCCTATGCGCATTACATTAGGCAATCCCTATCCTTACCGCATTAGGCACAGCCTATTGACAATTGCGTTAGGCGTCGCCTAATATTTCTGTGTGTTTTTGGAGTTCATTCGATGAAAAAAGAGAACTATTCATTCAAGCAAGCTTGTGCTGTTGTCGGTGGGCAATCAGCAATGGCTAGGCTTTTAGGTGTATCACCTCCAAGCGTAAATCAATGGATCAAAGGGGTACGTCAATTGCCTGCCGAGAGATGTCCAGCAATTGAACGTGCAACAAGAGGTGAGGTTCTGTGCGAAGAACTTCGTCCTGATATTGACTGGTCATATTTACGACGTTCGGCATGTTGTTCGCAGAATATGTCAGTGAAGCAACTAAATGACAGTAACAAATCCTCATTTGATCATACCTGAAACATCAAGAGGCAAATGATTCATGAAAATCAAGCATGAGCACATCGAATCAGTGTTGTTTGCCCTAGCAGCCGAAAAAGGGCAGGCATGGGTAGCCAATGCAATTACTGAAGAATATCTGCGCCAGGGGGGCGGCGAATTGCCCCTGGTTCCAGGCAAGGACTGGAACAATCAGCAGAATATCTATCTGAACCGCCCCGGAAATCCTGGAGACTAAACTCCCTGAGAAAGAGGTAAACAGGATGACTAAAAATACTCGTTTTTCCCCCGAAGTCCGTCAGCGGGCGATTCGTATGGTTCTGGAAAGTCAGGATGAATATGACTCACAGTGGGCGGCAATTTGTTCCATTGCCCCAAAGATTGGCTGTACGCCGGAGACTCTGCGTGTCTGGGTTCGCCAGCATGAGCGGGATACCGGGGGCGGTGATGGTGGGCTCACCAGCGCTGAACGTCAGCGTCTGAAAGAGCTGGAACGTGAAAATCGTGAACTGCGCCGCAGTAACGATATCCTTCGCCAGGCTTCCGCTTATTTTGCGAAGGCGGAGTTCGACCGCCTCTGGAAAAAATGATGCCACTGCTGGATAAGCTGCGTGAGCAGTACGGGGTCGGACCGGTATGTAGCGAACTGCATATTGCCCCGTCAACGTATTACCATTGTCAGCAACAGCGACATCATCCGGATAAACGCAGTGCCCGTGCGCAGCACGATGACTGGCTGAAGAAAGAGATACAGCGCGTATACGATGAAAATCACCAGGTATACGGTGTGCGTAAAGTCTGGCGTCAGTTGTTACGGGAAGGTATCAGAGTGGCCAGATGCACTGTGGCACGTCTCATGGCAGTTATGGGACTTGCCGGTGTTCTCCGGGGTAAAAAGGTCCGCACTACCGTCAGCCGGAAAGCCGTTGCCGCAGGCGACCGCGTAAACCGTCAGTTCGTGGCAGAACGACCTGACCAGCTGTGGGTGGCTGATTTTACTTACGTCAGCACATGGCAGGGCTTCGTCTATGTGGCGTTTATCATTGATGTGTTTGCCGGATACATCGTGGGGTGGCGGGTCTCATCGTCTATGGAAACGACATTCGTGCTGGATGCGCTGGAGCAGGCGTTGTGGGCCCGTCGTCCGTCTGGCACCATCCATCACAGCGATAAAGGCTCTCAGTATGTGTCACTGGCCTATACGGAGCGACTAAAAGAAGCCGGATTACTGGCATCAACAGGGAGTACAGGCGACTCGTATGACAACGCGATGGCTGAGAGCATCAATGGTCTTTACAAAGCGGAGGTAATACACCGTAAGAGCTGGAAAAACCGTGCAGAAGTGGAACTGGCCACACTAACGTGGGTGGACTGGTATAACAATCGACGATTGCTGGGAAGGCTGGGCCATACTCCTCCGGCAGAAGCAGAAAAAGCTTATTATGCTTCCATCGGAAACGATGATCTGGCAGCCTGAGTTCACAGATAAAACACTCTCCAGGAAACCCGGGGCGGTTCAATCACCGTTGGTTGAAAGGTGAAACGAAAACGCAAAGAGAAAAAATTCAGAAGCTGATCCCAGCAATTCTGGCAATCCTTCCGCGCGAGCTGCGTCACCGACTCTGCATCTTCGATACCCTGGAACGCCGTGCATTACTGGCGGCGCAGGAAGCGTTAAGTACGGCAATTGATGCGCATGATGATGCAGTCCAAGCCGTTTACCGGAAAGCGCATTTCAGCGGCGGCGGTTCTTCCGACGATTCTGTCATTGTTCATTAAGCAAAAGTTTCCATGCTGTTTGTGCTTATTCTAAGCCACCGGGCAGCATCATACGGGGCAATTATGGCCGCATTACCATACATGCAACTGTACATAGCTGATTACCTGGCTGACACCATGCATTTGTCAGCAGAGGAGCATGGTGCGTATTTGTTGCTGATGTTCAATTACTGGCAAACAGGAAAGCCAATACCTAAAAACAGGCTGGCAAAAATTGCCCGTCTGACTAACGAGCGATGGGCTGATGTTGAACCATCCTTGCAGGAGTTTTTTTGCGATAACGGCGAGGAATGGGTGCATCTTCGGATTGAGGAAGATCTGGCATCAGTCAGGGAAAAATTAACCAAAAAATCAGCCGCAGGAAAAGCATCTGTTCAGGCCAGAAGAAGCAGAAAGGAAGCAGATGTTCAAACAAAACAAGAGAGAAATTTAACAGGTGTTCAAACAGATGTTGAAGTGGTGTTTGAACATGATGTCAACACAAAGGCAACTAATAAAGATACAGATAAAGATCTAAAAACAGATCCCCCCCTAAATCCCCCCCGGGGGAATCGAGGTGTCAAAAAGTTTGACCCTCTGGATATTGCTTTGCCGAACTGGATTTCTGTCTCGCTTTGGCGTGAGTGGGTTGAATTTCGCCAGGCATTGCGAAAACCGATTCGAACGGAGCAGGGCGCTAACGGGGCGATACGGGAGCTGGAAAAATTCCGCCAGCAGGGTTTTTCACCTGAGCAGGTGATTCGACACAGCATCGCCAATGAATACCAGGGCTTGTTCGCGCCGAAAGGTGTTCGACCTGAGACGTTACTCCGACAGGTTAACACCGTCTCGTTACCGGATAGTGCGATCCCGCCAGGCTTCAGGGGGTAACTGACCATGAAAAATATTGCGACAGGCGATGTTCTTGAACGTATCCGCAGACTGGCCCCGTCACATGTAACCGCGCCATTCAAGACGGTAGCGGAGTGGCGCGAGTGGCAACTTTCCGAAGGCCAGAAACGTTGTGAGGAGATCAATCGTCAGAATCGTCAGTTGCGGGTGGAAAAAATTCTGAATCGCTCTGGCATCCAGCCATTGCACCGCAAATGCTCGTTTTCGAATTACCAGGTGCAGAACGAAGGGCAGCGATACGCGTTGAGTCAGGCGAAATCCATCGCTGATGAACTGATGACCGGGTGTACAAATTTTGCGTTCAGCGGAAAACCTGGTACCGGGAAGAACCACTTAGCGGCAGCTATCGGGAATCGCCTGCTGAAAGACGGTCAGACAGTGATTGTGGTTACCGTGGCTGATGTTATGAGTGCCCTGCACGCCAGCTATGACGATGGGCAGTCAGGCGAAAAATTTTTGCGGGAACTGTGCGAAGTGGATCTGCTGGTTCTTGATGAAATTGGCATTCAGCGCGAGACGAAAAACGAGCAGGTGGTACTGCACCAGATTGTTGATCGCCGGACAGCGTCGATGCGCAGCGTGGGGATGCTGACAAACCTGAACTATGAGGCCATGAAAACATTGCTCGGCGAGCGGATTATGGATCGCATGACCATGAACGGCGGGCGATGGGTGAATTTTAACTGGGAGAGCTGGCGTCCGAATGTCGTCCAGCCAGGAATTGCGAAGTAATTTTTACCGGGAGAAAAATTTAATGGAGACTGTTTTTGACGCACTGAAAGCAATGGGAAAAGCCACATCCATAGAACTTGCTGCGCGACTTGATATCAGTCGTGAAGAAGTGCTGAACGAACTATGGGAACTGAAAAAGGCTGGTTTTGTTGATAAAAGCGCGTACACCTGGCGTGTGGCTGATAACAACGTTCAGCAGGAACAGCCAGCGCAGGCAGAACTGCCGGAAGAAATCACCACAGCAACAGTAGCGAAAATCTCAGAGTGCGATTTAACCGCGACGATTGAACAACGAGGACCACAAACGGCTGATGAGCTGGCTACATTGTTTGGTACCACATCACGCAAAGTGGCTTCAACGCTGGCAATGGCAATCAGCAAAGGTCGTCTGATTCGCGTAAATCAGGGCGGTAAATTTCGTTACTGCATACCGGGCGATAATTTACCAGCAGAGCCGAAAGCAGCATCGGTAGCGGAAACTGATGGTAAGGCCTTTCCTCAGACCGCAGGTGTTGCGTTACCAGTACAGGAGGCTGCAACACAGGAAGATATTAAAACAGAAACTGTGGCGGACATTGTGCAGTCGCTGCCATCGTTTACTGAAACGCGAGCGGATGACCTGGTTTTACCATCACTGCATATGGCAAACCGCGAACTGCGTCGGGCGAAAAATCATGTCCAGAAGTGGGAGCGTGTCTGCGCCGCGCTGCGTGAGTTGAACAAGCACAGGGATATTGTACGACAGATTACTGATTCTTCCCGCCATGTTGCATCGGAAAAGTGATTGCCGGAGGCACCTATGGCAAAAGTATTTACACCAGAAGAGCGAGAAAAAATTAAAGGACAGGTTGTTGAACTCGTACGCCAGAGTGGGCGTGAGACGTTACGGCAACTGGAAGTCAAGACAGGTGCGACAAGATATCTGATGAGCGTTCTCGCCAGAGAGCTGGTTGCCAGTGGCGATGTATACAACTCTGGTTACGGGTTATTCCCGTCTGAACAGGCTCGTAAGGATTGGCAAAATGCCCGCAAAAAACTATCTAGGGCAAAGGTGAAGAAACTATCTGTGGTTGATCCGGACCTTATCTGGTCATTACCAGACGGAGAAATACGCCGCTACGACAGGCGTCTGAACATAATCTGTCGCGAGTGCCGGAAAAGCGAAGCTATGCAGCGAGTGCTGGCGTTTTATCAAGGAAATTAGTATTGCCAGGAAAATAGATAGGGAATATAATGACCACCTCAAAAAGGAATGATCCTATAAAACCAACAGAGGAGCCACACCGTAAGGTGTGGCTTTTTTTTATTTTTCCCCGTAATTTCTCTGTGCTGATTGCAGGGCTTTGTTTAGATTTTCAATGAAGGAATATCTAGCTTCCTGCAAAGGATTGGTGCGCCATTCTTTAGGTAATACACGTTTATTGGCTTCCTCAAGCAGCGAACTATATAGTTCTAGCATATAATCAAAAAATATTTGTGCTCGTTCCTTTCTATATTCTAGTCTTTTGATTACATCGCTGGAGGAGTTTATAATTAAACGTTCAAATCCTTTTAGATCTTCCCAAACTTTTTCGTTCGCAATGAATGAGTCCATCATAGTACATTCAACAAATGTAAAATTACTGATTAGCTCCTTAGTAATATATCCCCCAAGTCTTGTAGGATAAAAACTTGATTTGAATTCTGGTACATCATGACCAGCCGTGCTTATAAAGCGTAATTTACATAAATCACGCAGTATGGCAATTGAGTCATCATCACCGACACCAATTTTTCTAAGTTGTTTTCGGATGTCAATTCCGTCGATATATTGAAATGCAGGATCAGCACTATATTGGACTAATGCTGCTAAAACGAATAGTCTCAAAAGTTGGAAGTTGGTCCTTCCCAGTCTTGAATCAAATGGGTTGCCAACCAATGAATAAGCCTCTGAATATACAGCTTGGTTCCCTAGCAGTATCGCTCTGAGAGCCTCATGCTTAGGCAATATATAGTTGCCACCTTCACTATATATTCGCATAGCTTTACCTGGATTTGTATAACCATGTTCAATAAATTCTCTTGTCATTCTTAGTGCATTTCTGATGTCTCCGGCAGCAAGTACTTCAAGTAAATTGCCGATTTCTGTTCCTAAAACAGAGCTTTGTAATAAGCTTATTAAATCGGCTTTGTTATCAACGTGAAATCTTATCCCATTATCTGAAAGAAAATCACCTTCTTCTCCTTCAAGCATATTTTTGGCTAAGAAAAAACGTTTAGATAAAACAGCCTCTACTTTTGGTGGTTCAATAAGAATAGGATCGAAATCAAATGCGTTAAACGCTGGGGAGTTACGGTGTTCAACATATGTAGAATTACGTAATGATATAACAAGATTACATTTGAGTCTCTGGGAAAATGCTACACAATCAGTGAAAATTTGAGATTGGACTTCTTCGCTGAGTTGATCAACGTTATCCACAACAAGAAAAACAGGTGTGTTTTTCGTTGCATAGCTGATTAAAGTATCAGCATATGGCTTAACTTTGTCAAAATCAGCTTGTAGCTTGTTTGTAATTAGTTGATTGATTTTTTCTTCATCCTTCGCAATAAGAAATGCAGGTCCTTTTTTTATAGAAGTTATCTCATCTTTGTATGCGTTCTGTATGCATAGCTCATAATTGCAAAAAAATGGATCACTTATAATATAGTTTTTTATTATATTATAAATGTAGTCTATAGGGGACTCGTCATTCGTGTATTGTAAAAAATCCACCTTTATCCAATGAGGATAGGGTTTATTATTTGATTTTTCGAAATACGATGCGGCAGATATATTTCGTGTGTAATGTAAAAATGTGGTTTTACCTGCGCCAACAGTTCCTAATATAACAATAGCTAAAGGTTTTGAATTCTTTTTTGCTCGTAATAATGATTCTTTAAAAGCATTAGGGAAGGTGCGAATAAGCGGGGAAATTCTTCTCGGCTGACTCAGTCATTTCATTTCTTCATGTTTGAGCCGATTTTTTCTCCCGTAAATGCCTTGAATCAGCCTATTTAGACCGTTTCTTCGCCATTTAAGGCGTTATCCCCAGTTTTTAGTGAGATCTCTCCCACTGACGTATCATTTGGTCCACCCGAAGCAGGTTGGCCAGGGTGAATAACATCGCCAGTTGGTTATCGTTTTTCAGCAGCCCCTTGTATCTGGCTTTCACGAAGCCGAACTGCCGCTTGATGATGCGAAACGGGTGCTCTACCTTGGCACGGATGCTGGCTTTCATGTATTCGATGTTGATGGCCGTTTTGTTCTTGCGCGGATGCTGCTTCAAGGTTTTTACCTTGCCGGGACGCTCGGCGATCAGCCAGTCCACATCCACCTCGGCCAGCTCCTCGCGCTGTGGCGCTCCTTGGTAGCCGGCATCGGCTGAGACAAATTGCTCCTCTCCATGAAGCAGATTACCCAGCTGATTGAGGTCATGCTCGTTGGCCGCGGTGGTGACTAGGCTGTGGGTCAGGCCACTCTTGGCATCGACACCAATGTGGGCCTTCATGCCAAAGTGCCACTGATTGCCTTTCTTGGTCTGATGCATCTCCGGATCGCGTTGCTGCTCTTTGTTCTTGGTAGAGCTGGGTGCCTCAATGATGGTGGCATCCACCAAAGTGCCTTGGGTCATCATGACGCCTGCTTCGGCCAGCCAGCGATTGATGGTCTTGAACAATTGACGGGCCAGTTGATGCTGCTCGAGCAGGTGGCGGAAATTCATGATGGTGGTGCGATCCGGCAGGGCGCTATCCAGGGATAATCGGGCAAACAGGCGCATGGAGGCGATTTCGTACAGGGCATCTTCCATGGCACCGTCGCTCAGGTTGTACCAATGCTGCATGCAGTGAATACGCAGCATGGTCTCCAGCGGATAGGGCCGTCGGCCATTGCCCGCCTTGGGATAAAACGGCTCGATGACAGCGGTCATATTCTGCCATGGCAGAATCTGCTCCATGCGGGAGAGGAAAATCTCTTTTCGGGTCTGACGGCGCTTAGTGCTGAATTCACTATCGGCGAAGGTGAGTTGATGGCTCATGATGTCCCTCTGGGATGCGCTCCGGATGAATATGATGATCTCATATCAGGAACTTGTTCGCACCTTCCTTAGCATCTCTTTTTTGCATCGGTCTTATAGGCGCCGTACTAAAGAGGTGTTGACTTTTTGAGATGTGCATATTAATACGCCTATCAAATTTCATCCTGTCAGGAGTATTTACATAACATCTTTCAAAAAGATCATTGTCGATTTCTGTTATTGTATCTGAAAATGAAGTGATAATTGCTTCTTCGACTAATGGGTATATTGGATTCTTTGCATCATAAGAGATACTTTTACGGACTGTATTTTTTAAGCGTCTTTCTTCTATTTGATCTTCCCTGTTGCCTAATAAAGTAACTTCAAGGCTAGAGTTTATAACTGCTTTTCTTGATAATAAGTCATAAAATTCTGTATAGTCATCTTTAAGTGCACTTTGTAAATTGTTAAATACAATTGCGTAAGATGAGTTGAATGCAACTTGATCCGTTCTATTTGCTGGGAATATAACCCATTGTTCACCATTAGTTACAACAGCAAATTGAATGCTCAGTTTTCTACAATAATCTCTTGCTTGAATTATGGCATCTCCAAAAGGACCGGAAAGATTATTGTTGTTGAGTTTCAGTCTCCTATCGAATTGTTTTGTGTCGAATGCCTGACCAATTTTTTTGGCTTCAATTATAAACGCAGTACTTGCTGTTTTAATGACATAATCAGCAAAAGTAGTCTCGCCATCTTCGCTAACTCGAGTTTCTACCGATACATCATCCCTAGTCCATTTCAATACTTCAAAGAGTATTTGATCTATGATCTTAAGGCGTGTTTCAGCTTCATTTGCAGAGGATAACTGTAATTTTTGAGCGTCTTCAATGATTTTTGTTATGATATCCATAGAATAATAGGCCTTTGTCGACATCTTACATTGAATATGGAAACCTTCGAATATTGTGGATGCGTAATGATACGCTAACTTTTTATATCATAACATTTAGGTAAAATCGATAGTTGATATTGATTTTTATATACTTTTCAAGCAGTCCCTGGGTGGCTCGGGGTTTTAACACCTTTAGCGTACTTAAATTAGTGAATCCCAAAGTTAAGGTTGCTGGTTAGATGATGAAGAATCCCTCGCCACCTCTGATGTGTCAGGCCTCCTCAACGCACCCGCACTTAACCAGGTTTGGCGGGTATATTTTATCTGTGAATATTTTTATAAAAATAATGCCCACGCACAGCATAAAACAAAAAGTATTACAGATAAAAAAGGAACGTAATGTGCAGATTTGTTGTTTTCCATATTTACTCACCTTAATATGATTAACCCTGATAGGGTTGTTATTTCAGCGGTTTTCAAATGAGATATTATGGTGATCTGACAAATTTGCATAACATTAAAATTTAATTTGTTTAACCGCTTTTAATAATAAGCGTTGTTTGTATCCCAGCAATCTGTTGTTTGGTTTTTATTCCATTAAGGTGGGGGCTTTACACTGGAACCAGTTTATTTATACTTTATACGTCAGCCTGAACAACTGGCATCTGCTGCACTGCGCCATCGAGAGATTGAGAAATGGCGCATATACAACTGGTCAAACAAACTTCTTCTGGTTTACTTCTCCCGGCGACGCCGGAGAGTTGCGATTTTCTGCATCAAATCAAAATAGGTGAGTGGATACACGCAGACTTTAAGCGTGTGCGTAACTACGCATTCCACAAGCGTTTTTTCAAACTCCTGCAACTGGGATTCGATTACTGGACTCCGGTCGGTGGGGCGATCACGCCTCGCGAACGAGAACTGCTGTCTGGTTTCGTTGATTACCTGTGCGAATCAGTTGGTCGGGAACACACGCCAGCCCTGAGTGATGCCGCAGAGCAATACCTTAACACCGTTGCGACTCGTAGAACCCGGGATACGGCGTTGCTAAAGTCGTTTGAGGCTTTCCGCGAGTGGGTAACCATTCAGGCTGGATTTTACACCGAACATTTTTATCCGGACGGTAGCCATGGGCGTCGGGCGAAATCCATCGCTTTTGCGAATATGGATGAAACCGAGTTTCAGCAGGTTTATAAATCTGTTCTGAATGTGCTGTGGAACTGGATTCTGTTCCGTAAATTTTCCTCTCCGGAACAAGTCGAAAATGTGGCCGCGCAGCTGCTGGAGTTTGCGTAATGGTGGATTTACGTAAAGCGGCGCGGGGGCAGATGTGCGCCGTCAGAATTCCTGGCTACTGCAATCACGATCCGGAAACGTCTGTGCTGGCGCATTACCGACTGGCGGGAACGTGCGGAACAGCGACAAAACCACACGATATGCAGGCGGCGATTGCCTGTAGCTCATGCCACGATCTAATCGACGGGCGGGTAAAAACCAGCGATTACACCAAAGAAGAATTACGCCTGATGCATGCAGAAGGTGTTTTTCGCACACAAGAAATCTGGAGAAAGGAGGGATATTTGTGATTTACCCAACGAATACAGGAAAAAGCGGAGAACACCTTCGTCTCGCCACGCTGGAAAGTGTCTGGATTCAGGGCAAACTGCGTATGTGGGGGCGCTGGTCGTATATTGGCGGTGGCAGGTCAGGAAATATGTTCAATCAGTTGTTGGCATCCAAAAAATTGACGAAAACAGCCATCAATGAAGCCCTGCGCAGAATGAAAAAAGCGGGAATAGAGAAAGCTGAGCTGGAAGCGTTTTTGCGAGAGATGATCAACGGCAAGCAAAAGAGCTGGCTGGCGCATTGTACTGATGCAGAGGCGTTATGTATTGATCGAGTCATAAGTGAGGTGCTGGCAGAGCATCCAGGATTGATTAGCGTCCTTCGGCAACGGTATGAGGGGCGGGGGATGACCAAACGCAAAATGGCTGAATTGCTAAATGATGCACACCCAGAGTGGTGTTTTAGCACATGCGAAAAGCGAATTGCTAATTGGTTGGCCGTTGCTGAGTATGCGCTATACATTCCCATGCGAGAATCATTCGCTCAAAAAACGGCTTGATTTTTTACGCATAAACTGCTTCAATTTTGCTACGCTTCGCAAAGCTGTATCGCGAGGCGAATCAAGCGCAATTAAACTTTAATAGAACCCGCCATCAAGCGGGTTTTGTTGTTATTGTGGTGTGATATAAGAAACGACATTTAATATTGCCTTCAAAATAAATTTGTTTATATATTGTCGCGTATATTTTAAGTGAAGGTGAAATGTTCACATAAAATAAAAATACATAAATAAATTTACATAGCTTGACGCAAAGTGTTGTTGCGATTGGAATATTAAATTGTATCATCGAAAACGGTTCTGAGGGGGAACTCTTCTTTGCTCGGTGATATCGCTCCCCTGAAGAACCAATGCCGACTTAGCTCAGTAGGTAGAGCAACTGACTTGTAATCAGTAGGTCACCAGTTCGATTCCGGTAGTCGGCACCATATGCGGGTATCGTATAATGGCTATTACCTCAGCCTTCCAAGCTGATGATGCGGGTTCGATTCCCGCTGCCCGCTCCAGTTAGAGTCTTTCAGTCTGCGATGATGGGAAATCCCGGAGTGACTGAAAGACGTTTAAGTTATGAATGATCGCTTTTTTTAGCAAAATTGCTGTGCAGAAATACTAACCTTCGGGCAGGCGATCATTCATAAGCACTCTGCTTTTATTCCGATTAACTGTGGGTGGTTTGTTGGATAGAGTGCTTTCCTTACTGTATATATTGTTTCGCCCGCTTTTGCGGGCTTTTCTTTTCAAATCCCTTTCATTTCTCAGTGTAAAACTACGCCATCCGTTATTTGCGGAGGTGAGGCTATGAAATCCATGGACAAAATTTCAACGGGCATTGCCTATGGCACCTCCGCAGGCAGTGCTGGCTACTGGTTTTTACAGTGGCTTGATCAGGTCAGTCCGTCACAGTGGGCTGCGATTGGTGTGCTGGGGAGTCTGGTTCTGGGCTTCCTGACTTATCTGACAAATCTGTACTTCAAAATCAGAGAAGACAAGCGTAAGGCTGCACGGGGAGAGTAATTCAATGACTCAAAACTATGAACTGATTGTGAAAGGGATCCGCAATTTTGAGAATAAAGTTACGGTAACTTTAGCGTTACGGGACAAAAAACGCTTTGACGGTGAAATTTTTGACCTGGACATCTCGCTGGACCGTGTTGAAGGTGCCGCGCTGGAGTTTTATGAGGCAGCAGCCAGAAGGAGCATCAGACAGGTCTTCCTGGATGTTGCTGCCGGGTTATGTGAAGGGGATGAGCAGTCGCCGGAAAAGCGCCCCGTAATTTTAGAGGCGCAGGATGTGTTGATAACCTACAGAGGAAAACTACCGGGAATAATTACGGGTTCTCTGAAGAGTCCGCCGAAATGGTAATTTTACCAGCATATTTTTCATCCAGTAATACAGCAAGCCGCCTGAAAGAGTCTTGTTGTTTCTGAGACCATTTGGGATTGCATGATTCAAACTGGATTGATGCCAGCGTTGATTGCATCTGTTCCCTTGGAATTGAGAATGCCAGATATGAGAAGGCGACGGTAAGGGTATTCACGTCTTCCCGAAGCCTGGAAATGCTGTCGAGCAACTCCTGTAGAGAAATGGTGTTATTGTCCATAAATAATCCTCATGATTGTATTGACCTGTTAGCAGCCTGAGGCAACAGGCTGGAACTGATAAACATATCCAGGGCTCAGAAACCGATAAATCCTGATAAATATCCATGAACGCAAAAATCAGATACGGCCTGTCGGCTGCCGTTCTGGCGCTGATTGCCGCTGGTGCGCCTGCGCCTGACATTCTCGACCAGTTTCTGGATGAAAAGGAAGGTAACCACACCACGGCATACCGTGATGGCGCGGGTATCTGGACCATCTGCCGCGGTGCCATCCTGGTGGATGGCAAACCTGTCGTTCCGGGCATGAAGTTGTCGAAGGAAAAATGCGACCGGGTTAACGCCATTGAGCGTGATAAGGCGCTGGCATGGGTGGAGAAAAACATCAGAGTGCCATTGAGTGAACCCCAGAAAGCGGGGATCGCGTCATTCTGTCCGTACAACATTGGCCCCGGTAAGTGTTTTCCGTCGACGTTTTATAAACGAATTAATGCAGGTGATCGCAGGGGAGCGTGTGAGGCGATTCGCTGGTGGATTAAGGACGGTGGCAGAGACTGCCGTATTCGTTCAAACAACTGCTACGGTCAGGTATCCCGTCGTGACCAGGAGAGCGCGCTGGCGTGCTGGGGTATCGACAGATAAGCAGAATATTTTGCTGAAAAATAAGGTATGGCCACGCGGGCGGATAACACGAAATCCTGCGAACTGGCGAAACGTAAGTGAATAAAAGTAAAAACCCCGTTTGTTGGCACCAAGCGGGGTTTTGTGTTTCTGACCTTGAGTAAGGCAAGGGAGAACATGGCGAAGTATAAACGAATTCTGTTGAGGTTGACTATGAAAAATGGCCTTGAACTGAAAGCGCCTGTAACTGATGACATCAGCAGAGCACTGGCTTTTGCCATTAAGTGGGTGGCGGTCGGTGTTGCTGTGTCCCCGATGCTGTATGGGCTGGCAAAACTGGTCATTGCGTTGAAATCGTGAAGGGAGGATTAAGCATGTCAGACAAACTCATAACGCTGGCGAAGATCCTCTGTGTAATTGTCGGCATTTCATTTTCACTAATGCTGGTTGCTCTTTTTCTTTCCATGGCCTGGATGATGTTGTCTTCGTCGGGGTTGCTGGGGTGAACATAAACCGAATGCTTTCCGCGTTTATCGTTATTCTGCTGGTGGCCTGTGGTGCGCTGTGGATGGCAACAGACCATTACCGTGATAACGCGATTACCTACAAAGCGCAGCGTGATAACAAAGCCAGTGAACTGAAGCTGGCGAACGCAACCATTACTGATATGCAGGTGCGCCAGCGCGATGTTGCTGCGCTCGATGCAAAATACTCGAGGGAATTATCCGATGCGAGAGCTGAAAATGAAACTCTGCGCGCTGATGTTGCCGCTGGTCGTAAGCGCCTGCGGATCAACGCCACCTGTCCAGGCTCCGTGCGTGAAGCCCCCACCACCTCCGGCGTGGATAATGCAACCGGCCCCCAACTGGCAGACACCGTTACACGGGATTATTTCACCCTCAGAGAGCGGCTGATGACGATGCACAAGCAACTGGAAGGGGCACAGGACTATATCCGCACTCAGTGCCTGAAATAAGTTTTGTTGATGCGCCGTATCGTCGCTGTATTCCCTCATTAACAGAGACCGCAGCCCGACAGGGAGACTCCTCTGCGCGAGTGTGCGGGGATAATCAAAAACGATACACACCGGGGTTTACCGCGTTAACGGAGCGCGGCGTTGTCCCCTCATAGTCGCCTGTCCGGTGCGATGGTGGAAGAAGCCGGATGTTTATCACTATTAATTGATGACACAGAAATGGATTCATTGAATTTCAGCACGTTTTTGTATTCGTGTTATTGAACATCTGTTTATTTTACTTTTAACATATTGATAATAAAAAGAGCTGTAAATCTTTAGATGAGTCGATTTTGTTCGGGGAAGTTCAAATGGATTTTATGCTGACGGTTTCTGGTGTGGTTATCCTGTCCATTGCTTATACTGCAGATAAATATGGCTGCCATTTGTTATCACGTATTGGCGCTTATTGTTCGTTGATGCTGATTTTCTCGTCGCTTTTTTTTGAGTAAGTTATATTAATTATAACAAATAATTTTCTGTGTTATTTTTTCAGGCTATCCCGTCAGAGGGGAAGCCTGTACTGCCGGGGAGCGAATGGAAAACTGATGTGTCCGGTAACTGCGTGTTCTGTGAACACCATGTTACTTAATTATGTAATTCATACCCGAACTCTCTGTTGACAGCCTTCTTCTGCAGGCTTCAATAACCCACGCTGAAAAGTTTCCTGAACCTTTCAGATCAAGAGCGATGTTAATTTGTTCAATCATCTGGTTTGGAAATCGGATGTTGCGGGTTGTTGTTCTGCGGGTTCTGTTCTTTGATGACATAATGTTTCCCCATATTCAGTGTTGCTGATTTGTATTATCTGAAGTTGCTTTTACGTTAATTTGACGCAGATCAATTAATACGATACCTGCGTCATAATTGATTATTTCTCGTGGTTTGATGGCGTACTCACATGTTGTGATAAACCTTATATAGATGATAATCATTATCATTTCGTGGGTCCTTTCCGGCGATCCGACCGGTTACGGGGCGGCGACCTCGCGGGTTTTCGCTATTTATGAAAATTTTCCGGGGAAAATCATGTCGGTACTTCTCGAACATAACTATTTGTTTTTTCTAATATCGAATCCGTAAAAGGTCCGACATGAAAACGCCTAAAAAAGTCATTTTCGGGCACTTTCATGTCGGCCCCTGTATTTATTGTGAGACTGTTTCATGAAGGTTAATAAAAAGAAACTTGCCGAAATTTTCAACGTGGATCCGCGAACGATTGAACGCTGGCAGTCTCAGGGACTCCCTTGCGTCTCCGGAGGTGGTAAGGGCGTTGAATCTGTATTTGATACCGCCATGGCAATTCAGTGGTATGCGCAGAGGGAAGCTGATATCGAAAATGAAAAACTCCGTAAAGAGGTTGTGGATTACAGGGCTGCCAGTGAGGCAGATCTCCAGCCTGGGACTATTGAGTACGAACGCCATCGACTTACGCGTGCGCAGGCCGACGCACAGGAGCTGAAGAATGCCAGAGACTCCGCAGAGGTGGTGGAAACCGCATTCTGTACTTTCGTGCTGTCACGGATCGCAGGTGAAATTGCCAGTATTCTTGACGGGATCCCTCTCTCGGTACAGCGGCGTTTTCCGGAACTGGAAAACCGACATGTTGATTTCCTGAAACGGGATATCATCAAAGCCATGAACAAAGCAGCCGCGCTGGATGAACTGATACCGGGGTTGCTGAGTGAATATATCGAACAGTCAGATTGATATTCTGCGGCGTGATGTACGCGCCGGGCTGCGAGCCCTGTTCAGGCCGGAGCCACAGACTGCCGTTGAATGGGCGGATGCCAGTTACTATCTCCCGAAAGAATCCGCATACCAGGAAGGGCGCTGGGAAACACTGCCCTTTCAGCGGGCCATCATGAATGCGATGGGCAGCGACTACATCCGTGAGGTGAATGTGGTGAAGTCTGCCCGTGTCGGTTATTCCAAAATGCTGCTGGGTGTTTATGCCTACTTCATAGAGCATAAGCAGCGCAACACCCTTATCTGGTTGCCGACGGATGGTGATGCCGAGAACTTTATGAAAACCCACGTTGAGCCGACTATTCGTGATATTCCGTCGCTGCTGGCGCTGGCCCCGTGGTATGGCAAAAAGCACCGGGATAACACGCTCACCATGAAGCGTTTCACCAATGGGCGTGGCTTCTGGTGCCTGGGCGGTAAAGCGGCAAAAAACTACCGTGAAAAGTCAGTGGATGTGGCGGGTTATGATGAACTTGCTGCCTTTGATGAGGATATTGAACAGGAAGGCTCTCCAACGTTCCTGGGTGACAAGCGTATTGAAGGCTCGGTCTGGCCAAAGTCCATCCGTGGCTCCACGCCCAAAGTGAGAGGCACCTGCCAGATTGAGCGTGCAGCCAGTGAATCCCCGCATTTTATGCGTTTTCATGTTGCCTGCCCGCACTGTGGGGAGGAGCAGTACCTTAAATTTGGCGATAAAGAGACGCCGTTTGGCCTCAAATGGACGCCGGATGATCCCTCCAGCGTGTTTTATCTCTGCGAGCATAATGCCTGCGTCATCCGTCAGCAGGAGCTGGACTTTACTGATGCCCGTTATATCTGCGAAAAGACCGGGATCTGGACCCGTGATGGCATTCTCTGGTTTTCGTCATCCGGTGAAGAGATTGAGCCGCCGGACAGTGTGACCTTTCACATCTGGACGGCGTACAGCCCGTTCACCACCTGGGTTCAGATTGTCAAAGACTGGATGAAGACGAAAGGGGATACGGGAAAACGTAAAACCTTCGTGAACACCACGCTCGGTGAGACGTGGGAAGCGAAAATCGGCGAACGTCCGGATGCTGAAGTGATGGCAGAGCGGAAAGAGCATTATTCAGCGTCCGTTCCTGACCGTGTGGCTTACCTGACCGCCGGTATCGACTCCCAGCTGGATCGCTACGAAATGCGCGTATGGGGATGGGGGCCGGGTGAGGAAAGCTGGCTGATTGACCGGCAGATTATTATGGGCCGCCACGACGATGAACAGACGCTGCTGCGTGTGGATGAGGCCATCAATAAAACCTATACCCGCCGGAATGGTGCAGAGATGTCGGTATCCCGTATCTGCTGGGATACTGGCGGGATTGACCCGACCATTGTGTATGAACGCTCGAAAAAACATGGGCTGTTCCGGGTGATCCCCATTAAAGGGGCATCCGTCTACGGAAAGCCGGTGGCCAGCATGCCACGTAAGCGAAACAAAAACGGGGTTTACCTTACCGAAATCGGTACGGATACCGCGAAAGAGCAGATTTATAACCGCTTCACACTGACGCCGGAAGGGGATGAACCGCTTCCCGGTGCCGTTCACTTCCCGAATAACCCGGATATTTTTGATCTGACCGAAGCGCAGCAGCTGACTGCTGAAGAGCAGGTCGAAAAATGGGTGGATGGCAGGAAAAAAATACTGTGGGACAGCAAAAAGCGACGCAATGAGGCACTCGACTGCTTCGTTTATGCGCTGGCGGCGCTGCGCATCAGTATTTCCCGCTGGCAGCTGGATCTCAGTGCGCTGCTGGCGAGCCTGCAGGAAGAGGATGGTGCAGCAACCAACAAGAAAACACTGGCAGATTACGCCCGTGCCTTATCCGGAGAGGATGAATGACGCGACAGGAAGAACTTGCCGCTGCCCGTGCGGCACTGCATGACCTGATGACAGGAAAACGGGTGGCAACGGTACAGAAAGACGGACGAAGGGTGGAGTTTACGGCCACTTCCGTGTCTGACCTGAAAAAATATATTGCAGAGCTGGAAGTGCAGACCGGCATGACACAGCGACGCAGGGGACCTGCAGGATTTTATGTATGAAAACGCCCACCATTCCCACCCTTCTGGGGCCGGACGGCATGACATCGCTGCGCGAATATGCCGGTTATCACGGCGGTGGCAGCGGATTTGGTGGGCAGTTGCGGGCGTGGAACCCACCGGGTGAAAGTGTGGATGCAGCCCTGCTGCCCAACTTTACCCGTGGCAATGCCCGCGCAGACGATCTGGTACGCAATAACGGCTATGCTGCCAACGCCATCCAGCTGCATCAGGATCATATTGTCGGGTCCTTTTTCCGGCTCAGTCATCGCCCAAGCTGGCGTTATCTGGGCATCGGGGAGGAAGAAGCCCGTGCCTTTTCCCGCGAGGTTGAAGCGGCATGGAAAGAGTTTGCCGAGGATGACTGCTGCTGCATTGACGTTGAGCGAAAACGCACGTTTACCATGATGATTCGGGAAGGTGTGGCCATGCACGCCTTTAACGGTGAACTGTTCGTTCAGGCCACCTGGGATACCAGTCCGTCGCGGCTGTTCCGGACACAGTTTCGGATGGTCAGCCCGAAGCGCATCAGCAACCCGAACAATACCGGCGACAGCCGGAACTGCCGTGCCGGTGTGCAGATTAATGACAGCGGTGCGGCGCTGGGATATTACGTCAGCGAGGACGGGTATCCTGGCTGGATGCCGCAGAAATGGACATGGATACCCCGTGAGTTACCCGGCGGGCGCGCCTCGTTCATTCACGTTTTTGAACCCGTGGAGGACGGGCAGACTCGCGGTGCAAATGTGTTTTACAGCGTGATGGAGCAGATGAAGATGCTCGACACGCTGCAGAACACGCAGCTGCAGAGCGCCATTGTGAAGGCGATGTATGCCGCCACCATTGAGAGTGAGCTGGATACGCAGTCAGCGATGGATTTTATTCTGGGCGCGAACAGTCAGGAGCAGCGGGAAAGGCTGACCGGCTGGATTGGTGAAATTGCCGCGTATTACGCCGCAGCGCCGGTCCGGCTGGGAGGCGCAAAAGTACCGCACCTGATGCCGGGTGACTCACTGAACCTGCAGACGGCTCAGGATACGGATAACGGCTACTCCGTGTTTGAGCAGTCACTGCTGCGGTATATCGCTGCCGGGCTGGGTGTCTCGTATGAGCAGCTTTCCCGGAATTACGCCCAGATGAGCTACTCCACGGCACGGGCCAGTGCGAACGAGTCGTGGGCGTACTTTATGGGGCGGCGAAAATTCGTCGCATCCCGTCAGGCGAGCCAGATGTTTCTGTGCTGGCTGGAAGAGGCCATCGTTCGCCGCGTGGTGACGTTACCTTCAAAAGCGCGCTTCAGCTTTCAGGAAGCCCGCAGTGCCTGGGGGAACTGCGACTGGATAGGCTCCGGTCGTATGGCCATCGATGGTCTGAAAGAAGTTCAGGAAGCGGTGATGCTGATAGAAGCCGGACTGAGCACCTACGAGAAAGAGTGCGCGAAACGCGGTGACGACTATCAGGAAATTTTTGCCCAGCAGGTCCGTGAAACGATGGAGCGCCGCGCGGCTGGTCTTAAACCGCCCGCCTGGGCGGCTGCGGCATTTGAATCCGGGCTGCGACAATCAACAGAGGAGGAGAAGAGTGACAGCAGAGCTGCGTAATCTCCCGCATATTGCCAGCATGGCTTTTAATGAGCCGCTGATGCTTGAACCCGCCTATGCGCGGGTTTTCTTTTGTGCGCTTGCAGGCCAGCTTGGGATCAGTCGCCTGACGGATGCGGTGTCCGGCGACAGCCTGACTGCCGGAGAGGCACCCGCGACGCTGGCGTTATCCGGTGATGATGACGGACCACGACAGGCCCGCAGTTATCAGGTCATGAACGGCATCGCCGTGCTGCCGGTTTCCGGCACGCTGGTCAGCCGGACGCGGGCGCTGCAGCCGTATTCGGGGATGACCGGTTACAACGGCATTATCGCCCGTCTGCAACAGGCTGCCAGCGACCCGATGGTGGACGGCATTCTGCTGGATATGGACACGCCCGGCGGAATGGTGGCAGGGGCATTTGACTGCGCTGACATCATCGCCCGTGTGCGTGACATAAAGCCGGTATGGGCGCTGGCCAATGACATGAACTGCAGCGCAGGTCAGCTGCTTGCCAGTGCCGCCTCCCGGCGTCTGGTCACGCAGACCGCCCGGACAGGCTCCATCGGCGTCATGATGGCTCACAGTAATTACGGTGCTGCGCTGGAGAAACAGGGCGTGGAAATCACGCTGATTTACAGCGGCAGCCATAAGGTGGATGGCAACCCCTACAGCCATCTACCGGATGATGTCCGGGAAACACTGCAGTCCCGGATGGATGCAACCCGCCGGATGTTTGCACAGAAGGTGTCGGCATATACCGGCCTGTCCGTGCAGGCTGTGCTGGATACCGAGGCTGCAGTGTACAGCGGTCAGGAGGCCATTGATGCCGGACTGGCTGATGAACTTGTTAACAGTACCGATGCGATCACCGTCATGCGTGATGCACTGGATGCACGTAAATCCCGTCTCTCAGGAGGGCGAATGACCAAAGAGACTCAATCAACAACTGTTTCAGCCACTGCTTCGCAGGCTGACGTTACTGACGTGGTGCCAGCGACGGAGGGCGAGAACGCCAGCGCGGCGCAGCCGGACGCGAACGCGCAGATCACCGCAGCGGTTGCGGCAGAAAACAGCCGCATTATGGGGATCCTCAACTGTGAGGAGGCTCACGGACGCGAAGAACAGGCCCGCGTGCTGGCAGAAACCCCCGGTATGACCGTGGAAACGGCCCGCCGCATTCTGGCCGCAGCACCACAGAGTGCACAGGCGCGCAGTGACACTGCGCTGGATCGTCTGATGCAGGGGGCACCGGCACCGCTGGCTGCAGGTAACCCGGCATCTGATGCCGTTAACGATTTGCTGAACACACCAGTGTAAGGGATGTTTATGACGAGCAAAGAAACCTTTACCCATTACCAGCCGCTGGGCAACAGTGACCCGGCTCATACCGCAACCGCGCCAGGCGGATTGAGTGCGAAAGCGCCTGCAATGACCCCGCTGATGCTGGACACCTCCACCCGTAAGCTGGTTGCGTGGGATGGCACCACCGACGGTGCTGCTGTCGGCATTCTTGCTGTTGCTGCTGACCAGACCAGCACCACGCTGACGTTCTACAAGTCCGGCACGTTCCGTTATGAGGATGTGCTCTGGCCGGAGGCTGCCAGCGATGAGACGAAAAAACGGACCGCGTTTGCCGGAACGGCAATCAGCATCGTTTAACCTGACCCTTCATCACTAAAGGCCGCCTGTGCGGCTTTTTTTACGGGATTTTTTTATGTCGATGTACACAACCGCCCAGCTGCTGGCGGCAAATGAGCAGAAATTTAAGTTTGATCCGCTGTTTCTGCGTCTCTTTTTCCGTGAGAGCTATCCCTTCACCACGGAAAAAGTCTATCTCTCACAAATTCCGGGACTGGTAAACATGGCGCTGTACGTTTCGCCGATTGTTTCCGGTGAGGTTATCCGCTCCCGTGGCGGCTCCACCTCTGAATTTACGCCGGGATATGTCAAACCCAAGCATGAAGTGAATCCGCAGATGACCCTGCGTCGCCTGCCGGATGAAGATCCGCAGAATCTGGCGGACCCGGCTTACCGTCGCCGTCGCATCATCATGCAGAACATGCGTGACGAAGAGCTGGCCATTGCCCAGGTGGAAGAGATGCAGGCAGTTTCTGCCGTGCTTAAGGGCAAATACACCATGACCGGTGAAGCCTTCGATCCGGTTGAGGTGGATATGGGCCGCAGTGCGGCCAACAACATCACGCAGTCCGGCAGCACGGAGTGGAGCAAGCGTGACAAGTCCACGTATGACCCGACCGACGATATCGAAGCCTACGCGCTGAACGCCAGCGGAGTGGTGAATATCATCGTGTTTGATCCGAAAGGCTGGGCGCTGTTCCGTTCCTTCAAAGCCGTCAAGGAGAAGCTGGATACTCGTCGCGGCTCTCATTCCGAGCTGGAGACAGCGGTGAAAGACCTGGGCAAAGCGGTGTCCTACAAGGGGATGTATGGCGATGTGGCCATCGTCGTGTATTCCGGACAGTACGTGGAAAACGGCGTCAAAAAGAACTTCCTGCCGGACAACACGATGGTGCTGGGGAACACTCAGGCACGCGGTCTGCGCACCTATGGCTGCATTCAGGATGCGGACGCACAGCGCGAAGGCATTAACGCCTCTGCCCGTTACCCGAAAAACTGGGTGACCACCGGCGATCCGGCGCGTGAGTTCACCATGATTCAGTCAGCACCGCTGATGCTGCTGGCTGATCCTGATGAGTTCGTGTCTGTACAACTGGCGTAATCATGGCCCTTCGGGGCCATTTTCTCTCTGTGGAGGAGTTCATGACGAAAGATGAACTGATTGCCCGTCTTCAGGAGCTGGGTGAGCAACTGAACCGCGATGTCAGTTTGACGGGAACGAAAGAAGAACTGGCGCTTCGTGTGGCAGAGCTGGAAGAAGAGCTTGATGACACGGATGAAACTGCCGGTCAGGACACCCCTCTCAGCCGGGAAAATGTGCTGACCGGGCATGAAAATGAGGTGGTATCAGCGCAGCCGGATACCGTGATTCAGGATACGGCTGAACTGGTCACGGTCGTGGCACTGGTGACGCTGCATACTGATGCACTTCACGCCACGCGGGATAAACCTGTGGCATTTGTGCTGCCGGGAACGGCGTTTCGTGTCTCTGCCGGTGTGGCAGCCGAAATGACAGAACGTGGCCTGGCCAGAATGCAATAACGGGAGGCGCTGTGGCTGATTTCGATAACCTGTTCGATGCTGCCATTGCTCGCGCTGATGAAACGATACGCGGGTACATGGGAACGTCAGCCACCATGACATCCGGTGAGCAGTCCGGTGCTGTGATACGTGGTGTTTTTGATGACCCTGAAAATATCAGCTATGCCGGACAGGGCGTGCGCGTTGAAGGCTCCAGCCCGTCCCTGTTTGTCCGGACTGATGAGGTGCGGCAGCTGCGGCGTGGAGACACGCTGACCATCGGTGAGGAAAATTTCTGGGTAGATCGGGTTACGCCGGATGATGGCGGAAGTTGTCATCTCTGGCTTGGACGGGGCGTACCGCCTGCCGTTAACCGTCGCCGCTGAAAGGGGGATGTATGGCCATAAAAGGTCTTGAGCAGGCCGTTGAAAACCTCAGCCGTATCAGCAAAACGGCGGTGCCTGGTGCCGCCGCAATAGCCATTAACCGCGTTGCGTCATCCGCGATATCGCAGTCTGCGTCACAGGTTGCCCGTGAGACAAAGGTACGCCGGAAACTGGTAAAGGAAAGGGCCAGGCTGAAAAGGGCCACGGTCAAAAATCCGCAGGCCAGAATCAAAGTTAACCGGGGGGATTTGCCCGTAATCAGGCTGGGTAATGCGCGGGTTGTCCTGTCCCGCCGCAGGCGTCGTAAAAAGGGGCAGCGTTCATCCCTGAAAGGTGGCGGCAGCGTGCTTGTGGTGGGTAACCGTCGTATTCCCGGCGCGTTTATTCAGCAACTGAAAAATGGCCGGTGGCATGTCATGCAGCGTGTGGCCGGGAAAAACCGTTACCCCATTGATGTGGTGAAAATCCCGATGGCGGTGCCGCTTACCACGGCGTTTAAACAGAATATTGAGCGGATACGGCGTGAGCGTCTTCCGAAAGAGCTGGGCTATGCGCTGCAGCATCAACTGAGAATGGTAATAAAGCGATGAAACATACTGAACTCCGTGCAGCCGTACTGGATGCACTGGAGAAGCATGACGCCGGGGCGACGCTTTTTGATGGTCGCCCCGCTGTTTTTGATGAGGAAGATTTTCCGGCAATTGCCGTTTATCTCACCGGCGCTGAATACACGGGCGAAGAGCTGGACAGCGATACCTGGCAGGCGGAGCTGCATATTGAAGTTTTCCTGCCTGCTCAGGTGCCGGATTCAGAGCTGGATTCGTGGATGGAGTCCCGGATTTATCCGGTGATGAGCGATATCCCGGCACTGTCAGATTTGATCACCAGTATGGTGGCCAGTGGCTATGACTACCGGCGCGACGATGATGCGGGCCTGTGGAGTTCAGCCGATCTGACTTATGTCATTACCTATGAAATGTGAGGACGCTATGCCTGTACCAAATCCTGTAATGCCGGTGAAAGGTGCCGGGACCACCCTGTGGGTTTATAAGGGGAGCGGTGACCCTTATGCGAACCCGCTTTCAGACGTTGACTGGTCGCGTCTGGCAAAAGTTAAAGACCTGACGCCCGGCGAACTGACCGCTGAGTCCTATGACGACAGTTATCTCGATGATGAAGATGCGGACTGGACCGCGACCGGGCAGGGGCAGAAATCCGCCGGAGATACCAGCTTCACGCTGGCGTGGATGCCCGGAGAGCAGGGGCAGCAGGCGCTGCTGGCGTGGTTTAATGAAGGTGATACCCGTGCCTATAAAATCCGCTTCCCGAACGGCACGGTCGATGTGTTCCGTGGCTGGGTCAGCAGTATCGGTAAGGCGGTGACGGCGAAGGAAGTGATCACCCGTACGGTGAAGGTCACCAATGTGGGCCGTCCGTCAATGGCAGAAGATCGCAGTACGGTGACGGCGGCAACCGGCATGACCGTTACGCCTGCCAGCTCCTCGGTGGTGAAAGGGCGGAGCATCACGCTGACCGTGGCATTCCAGCCGGAAGGCGCAACCGACAAGAGCTTCCGTGCGGTGTCTGCGGATAAAACAAAAGCCACCGTGTCGGTCAGTGGTATGACCATCACCGTGAAAGGTGTTGCTGCAGGCAAGGTCAACATTCCGGTTGTATCCGGTAATGGTGAACTTGCTGTGGTTGCAGGAATCACCGTCACCGACAGTTAATCCGGAGAGTCAGCGATGTTCCTGAAAACCGAATCATTTGAACATAACGGCGTGACCGTCACGCTTTCTGAACTGTCAGCCCTGCAGCGTATTGAGCATCTTGCCTGGTTGAAAGAGCAGGAAAAAAAGGCTGAATCCAGCGGCAACCTGCAGGTGTCTGTAGAGGATCTTATCAGAGGCGGGGCGTTTCTGGTGGCGATGTCCCTGTGGCATAGCCATCCGCAGAAGACAAAGCTGCCGTCCATGAATGAAGCCATTACGCAGATTGAGCAGGAAGTGCTTACCACCTGGCCCACGGAGGCAATTGCTCAGGCTGAAAACGTGGTAATGCGTCTGTCCGGTATGTCTGAGTTTGTTGTGAATGATGCACCTGAACAGGCAGATGACGCCGGGCCAGCAGAGCCTGTTTCTGCGGGAAAGTGTTCGACGGTGAGCTGAGTTTTGCCCTGAAACTGGCGCGTGAGATGGGGCGACCCGACTGGCGCGCCATGCTTGCCGGGATGTCATCCACGGAGTATGCCGACTGGCACCGCTTTTACAGTACCCATTATTTTCATGATGTTCTGCTGGATATGCACTTTTCCGGGCTGACGTACACCGTACTCAGCCTGTTTTTCAGCGATCCGGATATGCATCCGCTGGATTTCAGTCTGCTGAACCGGTGTGAGGCTGACGAAGAGCCTGAAGATGATGTGCTGATGCAGAAAGCGGCAGGGCTTGCCGGAGGCGTCCGCTTTGACCCGGACGGGAATGAAGTTATCCCCGCTTCCCCGGATGTGGCGGGCATGACGGAGGATGACGTAATGCTGATGACAGTATCAGAAGGGATCGCAGGAGGAGTCCGGTATGGCTGAACCGGTAGGCGATCTGGTCGTTGATTTAAGTCTGGATGCGGCCAGATTTGACGAGCAGATGGCCAGAGTCAGGCGTCATTTTTCCGGTACGGAAAGTGATGCGAAAAAAACAGCGGCAGTCGTTGAACAGTCAATGAACCGGCAGGCGCTGGCTGCACAGAAAGCGGGGATTTCCGTCGGGCAGTATAAAGCTGCCATGCGTATGCTGCCTGCGCAGTTCACCGACGTGGCCACGCAGCTTGCAGGGGGGCAGAATCCGTGGCTCATCCTGCTGCAACAGGGTGGTCAGGTGAAGGACTCCTTCGGCGGGATGATCCCCATGTTCAGGGGGCTTACCGGTGCGATCACCCTGCCGATGGTTGGTATCACTTCGCTGGCGGTGGCGACCGGTGCGCTGGCGTATGCCTGGTATCAGGGTGACTCAACCCTGTCCAATTTCAATAAAACGCTGGTCCTTTCCGGCAATCAGGCGGGACTGACGGCAGATCGTATGCTGGTCCTGTCCAGAGCCGGGCAGGCGGCAGGGCTGACGTTTAACCAGACCAGCGAGTCACTCAGCGCACTGGTTAAGGCGGGGGTAAGCGGTGAGGCTCAGATTGCGTCCATCAGCCAGAGTGTGGCGCGTTTCTCCTCTGCATCCGGCGTGGAGGTGGACAAGGTCGCTGAAGCCTTCGGGAAGCTGACCACAGACCCGACGTCGGGGCTGACGGCGATGGCACGCCAGTTCCATAACGTGACGGCGGAGCAGATTGCGTATGTTGCTCAGTTGCAGCGTTCCGGCGATGAAGCCGGGGCATTGCAGGCGGCGAACGAGGCCGCAACGAAAGGGTTTGATGACCAGACCCGCCGCCTGAAAGAGAACATGGGCACGCTGGAGACCTGGGCAGACAGGACTGCGCGGGCATTCAAATCCATGTGGGATGCGGTGCTGGATATTGGTCGTCCTGATACCGCGCAGGAGATGCTGATTAAGGCAGAGGCTGCGTTTAAGAAAGCAGACGACATCTGGAATCTGCGCAAGGATGATTATTTTGTTAACGATGAAGCGCGGGCGCGTTACTGGGATGATCGTGAAAAGGCCCGTCTTGCGCTTGAAGCCGCCCGAAAGAAGGCTGAGCAGCAGACTCAACAGGACAAAAATGCGCAGCAGCAGAGCGATACCGAAGCGTCACGGCTGAAATATACCGAAGAGGCGCAGAAGGCTTACGAACGGCTGCAGACGCCGCTGGAGAAATATACCGCCCGTCAGGAAGAACTGAACAAGGCACTGAAAGACGGGAAAATCCTGCAGGCGGATTACAACACGCTGATGGCGGCGGCGAAAAAGGATTATGAAGCGACGCTGAAAAAGCCGAAACAGTCCGGCGTGAAGGTGTCTGCGGGCGATCGTCAGGAAGACAGTGCTCATGCTGCCCTGCTGACGCTTCAGGCAGAACTCCGGACGCTGGAGAAGCATGCCGGAGCGAATGAGAAAATCAGCCAGCAGCGCCGGGATTTGTGGAAGGCAGAAAGTCAGTTCGCGGTACTGGAGGAGGCGGCGCAACGTCGCCAGCTGTCCGCACAGGAGAAATCCCTGCTGGCGCATAAAGATGAGACGCTGGAGTACAAACGCCAGCTGGCTGCACTTGGCGATAAGGTCACGTATCAGGAGCACCTGAACGCGCTGGCGCAGCAGGCGGATAAATTCGCACAGCAGCAACGGGCAAAACGGGCAGCCATTGAGGCGAAAAACCGGGGGCTGACTGACCGGCAGGCAGCGCGGGACGCCACGGAACAGCGCCTGAAGGAACAGTATGGCGATAATCCGCTGGCGCTGAATAGCGTCATGTCAGAGCAGAAAAAGACCTGGGCGGCTGAAGACCAGCTTCGCGGGAGCTGGATGGCAGGCCTCAGGTCAGGCTGGAGTGAGTGGGAAGAGAGTGCCACGGACAGTATGTCGCAGGTTAAAAGTGCTGCCACGCAGACCTTTGATGGTATTGCGCAGAATATGGCGGCGATGCTGACCGGCAGTGAACAGAACTGGCGCAGCTTCACCCGTTCCGTGCTGTCCATGATGACAGAAATTCTGCTTAAGCAGGCAATGGTGGGGATTGTCGGGAGTATCGGCAGCGCTATTGGCGGGGCTGTTGGTGGCGGCGCATCCGCGTCAGGCGGTACAGCCATTCAGGCCGCTGCGGCGAAACTCCATTTTGCAACCGGAGGATTTACGGGAACCGGCGGCAAATATGAGCCAGCGGGGATTGTTCACCGTGGTGAATTTGTCTTCACGAAGGAGGCAACCAGCCGGATTGGCGTGGGAAATCTCTACCGGCTGATGCGCGGCTATGCCACCGGCGGTTATGTCGGTGGCACCGGAAGTCCGGCGCAAATGCGGCGTTCAGAGGGTATCAGGTTTGAGCAGAACAACAACGTGGTGATTCAGAACGACGGTACGAATGGTCTGCCAGGTCCACAGATGATGAAGGCGGTGTATGACATGGCCCGCAAGGGTGCCCGTGATGAAATCCAGGCACAGATGCGCGATGGTGGTCTGTTCTCCGGAGGTGGACGATGAAAACCTTCCGCTGGAAAGTGAAACCCGGGATGGATGTGACATCGGCTCCTTCCGTCAGGGAGGTGCGCTTTGGTGATGGCTATTCCCAGCGTGCGCCTGCCGGGCTGAACGCTGACCTGAAAACGTACAGCGTGACGCTGTCTGTCTCCCGTGAGGAGGCCACGGCGCTGGAGTCGTTTCTGGCTGAGCACGGGGGCTGGAAGGCCTTTCTGTGGACGCCGCCTTATGGTTACAGGCAGATAAAGGTGACCTGCGCAAAATGGTCGTCGCAGGTCAGTATGTTGCGTGTTGGGTTCAGCGCAGAGTTTAAACAGGTGGTGAACTGATGCAGGATATCCGGCAGGAAACACTGAATGAATGCACCCGTGCGGAGCAGTCGGCCAGCGTGGTGCTCTGGGAAATCGACCTGACAGAGGTCGGTGGAGAACGTTATTTTTTCTGTAATGAGCAGAACGAAAAAGGTGAGCCGGTCACCTGGCAGGGGCGACAGTATCAGCCGTATCCCATTCAGGGGAGCGGTTTTGAACTGAATGGCAAAGGCACCAGTACGCGCCCCACGCTGACGGTTTCTAACCTGTACGGTATGGTCACCGGGATGGCGGAAGATATGCAGAGTCTGGTCGGCGGAACGGTGGTCCGGCGTAAGGTTTACGCCCGTTTTCTGGATGCGGTGAACTTCGTCAACGGAAACAGTGACGCCGATCCGGAGCAGGAGGTGATCAGCCGCTGGCGCATTGAGCAGTGCAGCGAACTGAGCGCGGTGAGTGCCTCCTTTGTACTGTCCACGCCGACGGAAACGGATGGCGCTGTTTTTCCGGGACGTATCATGCTGGCCAACACCTGCACCTGGACCTATCGCGGTGACGAGTGCGGTTATAGCGGTCCGGCTGTCGCGGATGAATATGAC